GCAGTAGTCGATCCCGTCTAGGTTAATCACACCGGGGGTAGACGCATCGTATTCGACAACAGAATCGTAGTAGTCATCGAAGGCTAGGTTCTTGAACGAGACCCCGAAGCGATCACCCTCAAGCTCGGGGGAATACTGAATGGCCTTCTTGATGCGATTCTCGTGGTTACCCTCAAGGACGACACGGTGGGGTAGCTTACGCTTCGCCTTCTTGATGGGGTGCCACATACGATCTTGGAAGTCTAGGTGGGCCTCAATGTCCTTCTGGTAGTTACGCCCGTGGAAGGATGCCTTTCCTTTGTCGAAGGAGGACATGGACGCTAGGTCCGCAGTGTCTCCCATGTTGACGACAACATCAGGCTTGAGGTCTAAGATCAGCTTACCCAACCAATCAGCCCGTGCGTTAGAGTAGTCAGGGTGGGCGTGGGGGTCGCCAATGACGAGGTGAGTTTTCATGGTTAGTGATCCCCTGTGTCGTTAGCTAGGATGATGGGTTCGATACTCTTAGTGAAGTGGTGCTTGAAAGCGTAAGCTTCGTCGAAGGTGTCGAAGTAGACTTCAATCTCCGTAAGCTCTCCATCTTCTTCCGCAAGGCAAAGCATCCAAACTTCATCCTCGTCGTCGCTCTCGAACGGACCCTCAATGATCCTGTGGACTTTTACTTCGTTAGCCATTCTAACGGTATCTCCTTGTCGGCGTAGAGGAAGCCGTGTTTGATGCACCATGCAGCGTAAGTAGTCTTAGACGCTTTACTTAGCTTAGCCTTACTATTGGAGAAGACAAAACGAATGTCAAGCTCTGGATGCTGCTTACGGATCAGAAGATGTTTCTTTCGATCTGCAGCTACGAACCTGCCTTTGGTTTCAATGACGACACCATTCGGTAAGATGAAGTCTGGGGTGTACGTTCTGTCCTCCTCCACCCTGTACTTGATCTTTGTCGTTTCGTACTCAGCCCTTACGCCTAGCTTCTTAAGTTGATCCGCTACGGTTTCCTCAAGGCCAGAACGATAGCCAGCCTTGAGTGCTTTCTGCCTTATCTTTGATTTGGCGGGTACCATACGTCTTCCTCTTTGCGTCGTAGCCACAGGAGACGGGCGTTAGTGAGTACACGTTCCTCGTTATTGTCGTAAGCGCCTAGAACCTTGTCGTACAGTTCTTGCTCCGTAGTGCATTCCGACAAGAGACGTTTAGCCTTCACAGGTCCGATACCGTGGATGCCTTCGATGTTGTCCGCTCTGTCACCCATTACAATCTGGGAGTAGAAGAACATGGTACCCTCGAACTCACCTACGGATGCCCACTCACCTTTGTTCGGGTTGTAGTGACGACAAGGAATCTGTTTGAAGTCCTTATCTGTCGACACAATGGTGCAGTCGTAGGAAAGCTCTGTGGCACGAATAGCAATCAGATCATCAGCCTCTTGACCCTTACTGACGACTGCATCCCATGCCTCAACAAGATGCTCACGTACGAGACCTAGGTGTTCAGGACGTGGTGTGTCCTTACGGTTAGCCTTGTACGTAGGGGACAGATCGTAGCGGAAGTTTCCCTTACCCGTCAGGAACACCTCCAACTCTTCCCCTCTTGTCGTTGTGTCGAAGGCAATGTTGTCCATCAGTTCGTCAGCTTTCTCTTTAGCTGTCTCTGCTGTCTCACCTTCGGTCGAGTAAGCTGCCCTGTACGCTACGATATCCCCGTCTACCAGAATCCTCACTTGATGTCACCTTGGTTCCAGTAGTCCCACCCCGGTGTATCCTGAGGTACATCCTTGTGGGTCCACTCGGGGATATGTTCCATCTGGTAGTCCCCTGAGAAGTAGATGTAGGCACGGACCATACTGTCTAGGTCTTCCCAGTGCTCATCAAGGTCTTCCCGTAGAGCCTTAGGCAATCCACCTTGCGTACGGTTACGAAACTCAAGGGCGTCGATAGAAAGGCGAAGCCCGAGGATAGTCTCACGGATACGGTAGGTGACTAAGTTGTCGACAAAATCACTCAGGAGAAATTCGTCGAATAGGTCGTAGGCATCTTTGTTCATTTTGTCTCTTCTCCAACTAGGGCTGACCAGCTTACGGGGTAGATTTCTCTCATTACTTTGTCGATCTGTTGTGCTACCAGACGTGTCTCGTACTGGGTGTCTTCCTTGAGACGTAGGTTGCCAGTCAAAAGGATTCTCCTACAGTTTTCTTAGCTTTTGGTACCCAAGAGTACGTGATGACTTCCTTTTTCTCCACCTCACAGGTATAGATGCTGTACTTGTCAATACCGTAGTTGTAGGAAGACGTGAATAGAATCTTCCAGAAGGTTTTATCTGAGAGACGCTGTACAACGCTGTAGTAGTTGGTTGAGTCGTGCTTGGAGTGACCATCATCAACACGATCCTCGACAACCTCGTATTCACTGTCGTCATAGTCCTCTCTGATAATATCAAGTGCAGTTTCATTGTCCATTGTGCTTCTCCAAGTATTTTGCAGCTTCTTTAAGAAGGGTGGGATCGTCGTTAAACTTCCCAATAGCGGTGTTACAGGGCCAGCACAAGATTGATCTGACTTTTCCTGTCTGGTGGTTATGGTCAACATTTGCAGTACCTTCCCTTGACCCAGCGGTTCCGTCGAACTTCACGTCTTTCTTACAAATAGCGCACCTACCTCCTTGCGAAGATAACAGAGTGTCTCTTTCTGGTATGGTCAGGCCGTACCTGTGTTTAGCGCATATACAAGGCCCACAGAAGTTGTGGCCGGGTCTTTTTGCCTTATTGGTACAACCTTCGTTACTACAGAGCCTAACCTCCATGTACCAATGCTTTCCAACTGACTGGGAAGAGTCCTGCCATCATGGTGTCGATTTGTTGGGCAACAAGTCTGGTTTCATACTGAGTGTCTTCTTTTAACCGCAACGCGCACATATTCGCAAAGGCATCCAGCGAACCCGACCAGTACCATTCGGTGTACATCGACTGAGGCAGGACCATACGGGCCATTTCAGGGGCGACACCAGACTCAAGCAGCATAGAGTAATAGTGTAGAGCATCGTCATGCCACTGGGGTAGGGCATCCGTCTGAATGTCCTTAACGACACCATCAGAACCTTGCTTCTTGTCCTTGCTACGTCCGCGCCACACGTCAGGAACATAGAACTCAGGTTCACTATCGACATAACGACGACTAATCTCATTCATACGCAGGTACTCATGCTTGACCAGTTGTCGGGCTACGAAGATAGGTGCCTTGATGTGGAAGGATGCGAAGCAGTGGCCAAAGGGTGAGTAGTGTCCGTGCTTGGCAAGATAGTGGATCAGTTTATTGTCTTTGTCATTTACAACAGGCATATCCCCGCACCAATCACCCATATCCACCCAACGTGTTTCTTCACAGTGAGACTTCTTACCGAAGCTAACCCGTGCTGCGTTGACGACAGACAGATCACTTCCCATGTGGTCGATATACGTAGCCGTGATAGCCATTACGTTCTCCTTGAGGTTAGGGGGAACTTTCGCTCCCCCTTAGTATCTTACCAGCCAATAGCGCCAGAGGCTTCGAACTGCACCAACTCAAGGACGCCTACCTTCTCAAGGCGCACAGAGGCAGTAGAACCTTCACCGTAGATGCTGATCTGAACGGCAACCTTAGTGCCATTCCCAAGCTCACCGTCAATGTCCATATCCCAAGCCTTGTCGGTCTTGCCGTGGGTTACCACAGGAGCACCACCAAAGTCTTCGATCTTAGCGTGAACGTTAGGACGCTTGAGCTTCATACCCTTACGACCACCTGCAGCTTCGATCTCACGGACCATAGGGTTACCCATAGACTTCTGAGGGAAGCCAAGCTTGAGCATCTTCTGCAACTCTTCTTCGTCTTTCGGAACGAACATGCAGTTGTACTGGCCTTCCGTGGCCTTGTGGTATTCGCTGTCGTCCATGTTACCGGGGAACACACGCGCCCAGTAGATTTCACCTTCGAAGGTACCGTATTTCGTCTTACCCATTTGTCGTCTCCTTTAGTGGGTGTCAAACCAATTGCGACCGATATCAGTCGATCCTGCGAGAGGGCATAGTATACTGAGTTTTACCCCGGTGTCAACAATGGACTGACGTTGGATGGAACCCAGTAACTCTGCCTGCTCTTTGTCTCCGTACACTTCCGTCTGCCATTCATCATGTGGCCACGTGACTAGCTTGAACTTAATCCCTGCTTCTCTTGCGGAGTTTGTCCAGCTAAGCGCCGCATGTTTCATGACGACAGCCTCACCATTCTGTAGCAACCCTGCAAGTGTCTTGTGTTCGTTAGGAACCTTGACCTTGCGTCCGTCCAAGCCCTTGAACCAACCCATCTCTGCGATGTGAGGGATCACTTGCTTCTTTAGACGACTCAGACCGTTGATACTCTCCATGAAGTTTTCGACAGCCTGACCCGCTTCCTTGGCACTGACCTTGAGAATCTGACCCACCTTGTCGTTACCTGCCCCGAGGAGGAAGGCGTAGATAAAGGTCTTGGCCATATCCCTAGTCACATGCGACATACCCAAAGCCCGCTTGTTCAGGTTATGGATATCTGTCTCATCTTCCTTACGTCCACTGACGATAGCGTGAATGTACTCCTCAGACTTCATCAGGTGGGCAAGGATGCGTAGCTGGATACCCTCAGCGTCAGTGCCTACGAGCCAGTTACCATCTTCGACACCCCACAGTCCACGCATCTTACCATCGTACTTCTCCTTCACCTTGTCGACAGCACTCTTAGCCGTGCCGTGGAAGGCTGCAGGGATGTTAGCTTGGTTAGGTGCTGAGTGAGCCATACGACCCGTCCATGCCCCAATGTGGGTGAACCTACCGTGGATGCGTCCGTCTTCCTTAACGTGGCCCAGCCATTCGACAAGACTTGATCTACGACCCTCAAGGGTGAGCCACTCAGAGAGGTTCCTAGCGCCATCAGGTGCATCCTCTGGGAGGGACGACAGATTCAGTTCGGAGCAGGTCCACCCGTAACGAGCAAACTTCTCTCCACGATCATCTGCGTCCTTTCCAGTTTCCACGGTTCTTGTTCCTTTGCTCACGTTCATACTCTATGTGTCCTTTAGTCTTCTCTACCGGGGTCCATCCCGCTTCCCACAATCTGTCGATACGCTGGCGGGGTGACGCAGGATCGAAGGCTACCCAATCCATGCAGATAAGGTCTTCTCCATCGAGGTGAGTAACAGGATACTTCTCTTTCGATCTGGTGACCGTAACGTACTCCGACCCATCCTCTTTGACCCTGAACTTGACCCTGTGTACCTCTTGAAGCTTAGCTGGGAAGTCCCTTTGGAAACCCTCTTCGAGTTCGTTCATACGCTCAGTGATCTCAGCCAGATACTCCTCAGCCTTCTCCTTGTCAAACTTGAACCCATTAGTCGTCATTTCTTCGCAGAGGATTT